TCACCCACTTGATGAAAAACAAATGGCAATTATTACTGATAAGTTTACTGATGCAGACTATTTCAAGAAAGTAGATAAACCAAAACAACCCATAAATAAAGTAGCTAAGAACTATAAACAGCTACAAAGTAGACAAGCTAATTTACTTAAGAAGCAAAAACAGTATGAAAGCAATCTGAAAAGGATAGCTAACAGCATGAAGAAAATAGAACGAAAGCTAAAGCATTATGAAAAGATTTATGATGAAGATAGGCTTACTCGTAAACATGATGAATACACACCGAAACAACCTAAAGTAAAGATAGATTGGTATGAGGAAATTAAAAAACTAGCAGACAGGCATGAAGGATTAAAAGTAGAACAATATGAAGAATATAATGAGTACAATAGTTTGTTCTTTGAAAAAGATGTTTACATAGATGGCAACCACCCAGACTACTGGGATTATGACAAGACAGGTACTTATCCTTGCGGTAGAAGATACACTTGGCAACAATTATATAAATTGACTGTACAAGAACTAAAAGATTTAGATAGATATGTTGAAGAATAAGTATTATAGAATTTACATCTATTCCGAAATGTATTACATTGTGAGAAATATTGAGAAAATATGGCTACTAAAACAGCAAATAAAAAACTTACTGATGCACTTAAATTACAAATACGTAATGAATATGTGCAAGGTATTGACGATGAATCAGGTGAAAGAGTTTTGTTCACTCTTGATGAACTGTACAAAAAGCATAAAGTAGCTAAATCAACGCTTTACAGGGCAGCTAACAAAGAAAGTTGGAAGGTAGAAAGAGAAAGATTTCAACAACAATATTTGTCTAAGCTAGACCAAGAAAGAGCCAAAAATCTAAGTGTAGAATCTAAGAAGTTTGATACAAACAGTCTCAACTTAGCAAAAGCATTAATGGCAACAGTCGGACAGAACATAAGAAAGAACACTGAAAACATCAATGAAGGTAAAAAGAACTTTATTCCTTCGCAAATAAACGCTCTAGCTAATGCTGCATTATCCGCACAAAGATTGGCAAAATTAGCATTAGGAGAAACAACCCATAATGTGGAACTAAATGCAAACATCACAGAAGAAGCAGCCTTCAGAGAAGCTATGGAATTGCTTGACACAGTTGCAAGAAACAAGCAACAAGCAAACGATAGCTCTGTACACTAATTGGCTAAAGACAGCTAGAGCAAAACAAATAGCACCTGACGTAGATTTCTACATATGGTTAATACTAGCAGGACGTGGTTGGGGTAAAACTAGGACAGGTGCACAAGATATCGTTACTTATGCATTAAGGCATCCTAATTCTAATTGTGCAGTAGTCGCACCGACTCATGGTGATTTGAGAAGAGTATGTTTTGGTGGTCCAAGTGGTTTATTGTCAATCATACCAAAAGAATGTTTCATAAAGTCTAGTGACCAAAAGGGATATTCTTCTTCAACGTCTGAGATAAGATTATCTAATGGCTCAAAAATATCAGGCTTTGCTGCACAAGAACCAGACAGACTTCGTGGTCCTCAATTTCATAGAGCATGGTGTGACGAGTTAGCGGCTTGGAGATATCCTGAAGCATTTGATCAGTTAATGTTTGGTCTGCGTTTAGGAGCAAAACCGCAGTGTGTCATAACTACAACACCTAAACCAACAAAGATAATAAAAGAACTTATTGAAAGGAAAGATTGCCATGTTACAAGTGGCAGTACTTTTGAAAACGAAGCAAACCTTGCTGAAAGTGCATTGGCTATGCTTAAAGATAGATATGAAGGTACTACATTAGGTCGGCAGGAGTTATACGCAGAAGTAGTTGATAACTTTGAAGGAGCATTGTGGAATAGTGCCGAAATTGAAGAAACAAGGCTCAGAGATGACACAGAACGTGAACTAACTAACATAATTGTTGCTATTGACCCTGCAGTAACAGCAAACGAAAATTCAGACGAAACAGGTATTATTGTGGTTGGCAAAGACATGAATAACGAATACTATGTATTAGAAGATTTGTCTGGGAAGTATTCTGCAGACAAATGGGGTAGAATAGCAATAAGAGCCTATTATGAATGGGAAGCTGATAGAATAGTGGCAGAAGTTAATAATGGTGGCGACTTGGTGGAAAGACTGCTAAGAAATATAGATAGTGATATTCCTTATAGGTCAGTTCACGCAACAAGAGGGAAGCTAGTAAGAGCAGAACCTATTGCTGCATTGTATGAGCAGAAGCGAGTTCATCATGTTGGTTATTATCCTGAATTAGAATCACAGATGTGTACTTATACAGGAGATATAAAAACGAGTCCTGATAGACTTGATGCATTAGTTTGGGGTATGTCTGAATTAAGCAAATCAAAAGGACATGTAAATTGGAGAATAAGCTAATGGCAGAAAAGAAAAATCTATTTCAAAGAATGTTTGGTAGCAATGTAATCCAAACAGATATAAAACAAGCAGGCAACATGGTCGGTTATTTCGGTGTGAATTCTCACAGCAAAGAATACAAATATGCAGATTTAGCAAACGAAGGTTATAAGAAAAATGCGATTGTATATCGTTGTGTCAATGAAATATCAAAAGGTGCAAGTTCTGTAGACTACTTACTCAAAAGCGGTGATGATGTGATAGAGCAACATCCACTGATTAATCTTATGGATAGACCTAATCCATTACAGTCTAAATCAGAGTTTATGAATGCCATGTTTGGTTTTCTTTTATTAAGCGGTAATGCTTATGTTCTAAAAGTAGGTAGCGAAATAGGGAAGCCGAGAGAACTACATTTATTAAGACCAGACCGAGTAGTTATACAAGGCGGCAACAAATCTATACCACAAAGATACGATTATGTTATCAATGGCAAAGTACAACAAAGTTTCAAGGTAGACCCCAACACAGGATTTAGTGAACTTAAACACATCAAACTGTGGAATCCATTAGATGATTATTATGGTTGTTCGCCACTTGCAGCGGCAGCAGTAGAAGTTGACCAACACAATTTAGCCAGTCAGCACAATATAAATCTATTGAATAATGGTGCAAGACCAAGCGGTGCTGTTATATTCAAGCCTAAAGATGATGGTGGTTTTGCAATCAATTTGTCTGAATCACAAAGACAACAGTTACTAACAGACCTAAATAACAGATTCACAGGTGCAAGTAACGCAGGTAGACCGATGTTGTTAGAAGGAGATTTTGATTGGAAGGAAATGGGTTTGAGTCCTAAAGACATGGATTTCATTAATCTGAAACACATGAGTGCTACCGATATCGCTTTATGTTTCGGTGTACCTTCACAATTAGTCGGTGTTCCTGATGCACAAACTTATGCAAATGTGGCAGAAGCAAGATTGGCATTGTATGAAGAAACAATAATCCCACATTTAAAATTAGTAGAGTCAGACCTTAATGAATGGTTAGTGCCTATGTTTGATGAAAGACTGTATTTAGAATTTAGTACAGAAGAAATACCTGCATTAGCAGAAAGAAAAAGAAAAACTTACGAAAACATTACACAGGCAGTAAATGCAGGAATCATGACAAGGAACGAAGCTAGAGAACAGATTGGTCTTAGTCCTGTTGATGGTGGTGATGAAATATATATCAATGCATCCTTATTCCCATTAGGTAGTGAAAGTCCACCAGAGCCTGACAAACCTGATAACGAAGTAGACCTAAATGAATACGAAGATGTTGAAGAAGAAGAAATTGATGGAGAAGATAAATATGATTTTTGGCATGACGAAAAAGCGATTGCAGATATTGATTTTACACCTAGTGATGGCATGGCAACCGAAGCAAAAAGAGGTCTGAAATGGAGAGAAGAATATAAAAGGGGTGGAACAAGAGTCGGTGTAACTAGAGCCAATCAGTTGATTAGCAAACAAAAACTTTCGCCAAGCACAGTAAAACGTATGTATAGTTTTTTCAGCAGACACGAAGTAGATAAACAAGGACAAGGATTTAAACAAGGTCAAGAAGGTTATCCAAGTGCAGGAAGAATAGCATGGGCATTGTGGGGTGGCGACGCAGGTTTCTCTTGGTCTACTAAAAAAAGAAATCAAATAGAAAACGAAAGCAAAGCAGAAGCTGATGCATTAAAAGTAGGTGATATGGTTTCTTGGGATAGTTCTGGCGGCAGAGCAAGAGGTAAAATCAAAAAGATTGTGAGGTCTGGTAAGTTACCAGTACCTGACACTAACTTAACGCTCAATGCGACAGAAGAAAATCCTGCATGCCTTATAGAAGTTTATCGTGGTGGTGAGCCATCAGAGATAATAGTAGGACACAGATTCGCAACGCTACGTAAAATCTAATGACATTATCGTTAGTGCAAACTAAACAGATACAAAATTTCCGACAGGGAAGGATAAATACTCGCAAAGAGATACGCAGACAACACATACTAAGAAGAAATCTAGAAAGAAGAATATACCGACAGTTGTTGAGTGCTTTCAGTAGATTCGTTAACACTAAGGCTTACTTATTTAAAGAATTTAATCTTTACAATCAGTTTATAGCAGCCAGAGACTTAGAAGAAGAATTCCTACCTATTATGTTTATGCATTATAAAAAGGTGTTTAGAAGCATATTTGATTCTAACGAAGCTAACTATGACAAAATAAAAAAAGCAGATGAAGCAGTAATATTTGGCAGAAACATTGATATTGAGGAATTAATAGAAATTTACAACAAGGGTAGACTTTTATATCTTTCTGGTATATCAATGTCTATAGCAAAGAGAGTTGAAAGAATAATAACCGAAGGAAGGGAAGAAGGTTTGAGTGTAAATCAGATTGCACAGAATATTAGTAATAAAGTTTTGCCTATTAGTAAAAGCAGAGCCGCTTTGATTGCAAGGACTGAAACACACAATGCTGCAAGTTTCGCAAATCATCAATATCACGATATATTGAAAAAAGACTTAGATTTGAATATGATGAAAAAATGGGTTTCAACAAGTGACAACAGAACGAGGTCTGCACACGTTGAAGCAAATGGACAAGTTAGGGCAATGGACGAAGATTTTGACATAGGCGGTACACAAATGAGTCATGCAGGAGACCCAAGAGGTGGTGCAAAAAACAATGTGAATTGTAGGTGTGTAATAATCTATGCAGACGCTGAAGATATTGTGCTATGATTAACAATGAATTACTATATATAGTAAAACGAGGATAGCTTTATGACAACTGAGTATACAGATGCAGAAAATATCTTAGCTAATCGTACAAGCCTGTACACCTCTGACGAGGTTTCTAACGAGAAAGAAAGTAAAGACGAAATAAGGAAAGATGTTTTCACAACATCAGAAGAAGCCGAAGCACGTGCAGAAGAAATAGGTTGTGCAGGAATACATTCACATGACGAAGAAGGCAATACAATATACATGCCTTGCAAAACTCACGAAGAATACATCAGTGCAACTGGCGAAGATGTTAAAAACGAAGTTATAGAATTACCTACAGATAACGAGTACATAGAAATCAAAACCGAAATCAAAGCCTACGAAGAAGAAGAAGGCGAAGATAAAGAGTATGGTGAGTTTGAAGGTTACGCATCGGTATTTGAAAATACAGACTTAGGTAATGATGTCATAAAAACAGGAGCATTCAGAAGAAGCCTTAAAAAAAGAGGTGTCATGGGTGTTAAATTGTTATACCAACATAAATCAGATATGCCTATAGGTGTATTTGAATCAATCAAAGAAGATAAGCAAGGACTGTACGTTAAAGGTAAATTAGCCTTAAAAACGACAGCAGGAAGAGATGCTTATGAATTATTAAAAATGGGTGCTTTAGATGCAATGTCTATTGGTTTTAGAGCAAACCCAGAAGAAGTTTCTTACGATAAGCGTACTAATAAACGCATGATTGGAGAAGTAGATTTAATGGAAATCTCATTAGTCACTTTCCCTATGAATCCTCAAGCGAAGATTCGTAGTGTAAAGGGTACTGAGGTTACTATTAGAGAATGGGAAAATGGAATGCGAGATGCTTTCTCATTATCACGTTCAGAAGCAAAGGTGGCTGCAAAAGCAGTTCACGAGGTATTTGAATTAAAGACAGGTAGTGAGACGCTAGATGTCAGTGAGTCTAATGCTGAATTGGTAGATGCCTTAAAAAACTTAACTTTAACCCTAAAAAACACACAGTAAGGAGGACAATATGTCTGAAGATGTGAAAAAGGTTATGTCAGAGTTTGGTCAAGCGTTTGAAGAATTCAAAAAAGCTAATGACGAAAAACTGGAAAACCTAGAAAAAGGTTTAAGTGATCCACTGCTAGATGATAAATTAGCGAAAATAGAAGCAAAGCTAGATTCGTTAGAGGACATCAATCAAGAGATTACTCAAACCAAAGCAAAACAGGAAATTGCTGCTGAAAAGGTTGAACATTTAGAAACAGTTCTTACAAGACCTGAATCTGGATATGATGCTAAACAAGTAGACAGTACTGTTCAAGCGTTTGACAACTATTGTCGTAAAGGTCTAGAACACCTAAACGATATGGAAAGAAAAGCGTTAACTGTCAGTAATGACAGCACTGGTGGATATTTAGCACCACCTGAGTACGTGAGAGAGTTACTAAAAACAGTAACAGAAATCTCGCCAATCAGGAGTATTGCTAGAATCCGTTCAACAGGACAAAGAAGCATCCAAGTTCCAAAAAGAACTGGACAGTTTTCTGCTGCATGGGTCGCTGAAAGCGGAACAAGAGCAGAGACTACTGGTTGGAATGTAGGTCTTGAAGAAATCCCTGCACACGAGCATTACGCACTTGTGGATATTTCAGAGCAAGATTTAGAGGATTCTGTATTTGACCTAGAAGCTGAAATGCAATCTGAGTTCGCAGAGCAATTTGCGAAGGCAGAGGGTGCTGCTTTTGTTAGTGGTGATGCAGTTGGTAAACCTGAAGGATTTATGACTAATGGCGACGTTGGTTTTATAGTTTCAGGAGACGCTGATGAAATTACTGCTGATGGATTAATTAGTCTTGTGCATAACATTAAGTCTGAATATTCTAGAAATGGAACTTTTGTTTTTAACAGAACTTCATTAGCTAAAATAAGAAAACTTAAAGATACTGCAGGACAATATGTATTCCAAGCAGGTATGACTCTACAAGGTGGTGTTACTAACACTATTCTTGGTCAAAGCTATGTTGAAGCAACTGATATGCCAAGTGAAGGTTCTGGAACTTTCCCTGTAGCATTTGGTGACTTTAGACGTGCTTATATGATCGTTGATAGAGTTTCTATGGCGGTATTGCGTGACCCATTCACACAAGCTACAACAGGTAATGTTAGATACATTGCTAGACGTAGAGTTGGTGGACAGGTCGTCCAAGCGGAAGCGATATCTAAACTTAAATGTTCTACTTAATAGGAGGTAATTATGAAAGATTTATCAAATAATATAGTTCCTGTAATGAGCATAATCCCTGCAGTAAAAACAGCTGCAGCCAATGGTGTAGGAGTTGACCTTCAAGGTTATGAATCCTGTCTAGCGGTTGTAAATGTTGGAGCAGAGGGTGATACTCTTGCAGCAAACTTGAACTTCCAAATATCCTTAGAGCATAGTGATGACGACTCAACTTATACTGACGTTGCACAAGCAGACATCATAGACGGAACTATTGCCAGTGGTGGTATATGGTTAATCTTAGATGGTACTGCAGGCGGTAACCCAGATACAACAGGGTCTATTCACCAAGTTGGATATGTCGGTGGTAAAAGATATGTAAGACTTGTAATTGCAAAAACAGGAACACATTCAAATGGTACAAGTATCAGTGGAATTATCCTGAAAGGTAATGCAAGACATACTACAGATAACACTGTAACAATCCATAATGTCTAATCGCATTATGTAATTGGAGATGGGTAGGCTTTCGGGTCTACCCACTCTTTTTGAGGTATAAATATGGCAAGTTATAAAATTCTAGTACCAAAAGTAGGTACAAATAATGAATTAGGCACAGATTCAAGGCTTTATAAACACGATGAGATAGTGGAAGCCAAAGAAACATGGCAAAAAGATTTAATGGAAGTTTTTGTTAGCAGAAATTGGGCAATGGAGATTAAAGTAGAAGATACTAAAACTATTGAAACTGCCGAGCCTGTGAGAGCAAGAACAGATAAAGGACACTTTATTGCAGATGACCCAGATACTCCTGATGTCAATGAAGCCTATGAGGGTGGTGTTGCACCTAAAAAAACAACTAAGAAAGCTACTAAGTCTACTGCGAAGAAAACTACTAAAAAATAATCTTCCTAGACAAATAGTGGTAAGATAAAAGAAGCAGAAGCTGATAAATGGTAGATACCATGCTAACTATAGGAATATGTTTTAATGAGTGCAGGTTATCATCATTTTATAATAGAACAAGGTGCGACATTTGGTCAGACACTAACACTTAAAGATGCAAGTTCAACGCTTGTTAATCTAACAGGCTATTCATCAGCTGAAATGGATTTAAGAGACAATCCAGAATCAAGCACAACAATATTCACATTAACAACAGGCAATAGCAGAATCGCTTTAGGCGGTACTGCAGGCACAGTTACGCTAACGATATCCGCAACAGATACTGCAAATCTAGCAGTAGGTGATGGTGTTTATGACTTGGAAATAACAAATTCCAGTGGTAATGTTTATCGCATAATGGAAGGAACTTACAGCGTAAGAGGTAACACAAGTAGATGAGTACAGTAAGTCAAATAACAGTCACCGATGTAAGCACTATTTCAGTTGTTACAGCAGGTACTCAAGGTGTTGCAGGACCAAATACAATATTAGGCAGAAGTGTTGTTACTTCTACAGCAGGAACAGCAGGTTCGCTATTAGTTTATGACCATGCAAATTTGCAATGGGAAGATAGTCAATCTACAAGGTCACAATCTTTAACAGCAAAACTTTATAACTTAGGTTTTACAAGCGGTGGTTCTGTAGTTACAGGTGTATTAGACGAAGATAACATGGGTTCTAATAGCAATACTAAACTTGCTACACAACAATCTATTAAAAGCTATGTAGACGTGCAAAATGCAGCACAGGCTATCAATTTCCAAGGCGACACAGGTGGTAATCAAAGCGTTACTATAAACACCGAAGTATTAAACATAACAGGTGGCACAGGCTTAGATACAGTAGGCTCTAGTAATACTGTAACAATAAACATAGATAGCACAGTCACGACGCTAACAGGAACACAGACTTTAATTAACAAAACTTTAACTGCACCAGTCCTCAACACAGTGGACATCAATGGTGGAGATATAAGTTCAGGCACTGTTATTAACAAATCCCCCACAATCACACTTGCA